GGAAGCGGCGGCGTCACCACGGGCGGCGGAAAGACTATTCTAGGCGCTCCCACGGTGCAGGTCAGATCCCCCATCTCTCGCACCGGCATCCGGTAAAGACAAAAGACTTTCTGTCCGGCAGGAACAAGCAGCGGCGGTGAGAACAACGGATCGGTGTCGATCTCGCCGTCTTTGCGCATGACCCATCCGGTTCCAGACCCGCGATGGAATAGCCGGACGCCTACAACCGTCATGGGCACCGTCTTCTGGCCAGGGAAGGTTGCCGACATGGACTCGGGAACGATGAGAGCGGAACCATAGGTGATCTTCATCTGCTCCAACGCGAGTCTCTGCCCCGGGATCGGTTCAAGGTTCCCGGTAGTTGCGTTCTTTCGCAGCAAGGTAGCCGACAGTGAATTCTTCTGGTCCTCGGTAAAAGACCAGATCGAGTTCACCTTCATGCTCACCGTCTGCGCCGCTACCGAGATCGGCAGCACAGCCAAGGCGAGCGCGAGAATGATTCGTGACATGACTAAATCCTTTCGAGGTCCAGACCGCCGCGCACGTTCACCGCCGCAGGCGCAGTGCAGCGAATGACAGCGGCCGGCGCGTAGGGCCACTTGTCGTGCTTGGCTCGGTTACACTTCGCGCATGTTGGACGAAGATTGCACAGTGCGTGTGCTCCACCTTTGCTTAGGGGTTTCACGTGATCAACATGCTCAAACGGGCCACCGCATAGATAGCAGCGGTGTCCATTCATAGACATGCGCTGATCAAGTTGCGCTGACGTGAATGGTATGATCGTCGCCGCTTTCTTGCGAGACTTTCGCTCTTTAGCGCGGGCAAGATATTCGCCCCTGTGTTTTCTGTAATGTTCTTTCTGCTTAAGAAGAATGGCATCTATATGTTCGCTGCGCCACGAGCGATTTCGCTCCGTAATGCGCTCCTTGTTTTCCTCATAATGCATTTTGTCTTGAATGCGCTTCCTCTCCGGGTTTTCGGCGCACCATCTCCTCGCGTTCGACCTATGGCGCTCCGTGTTTCCAGGCAACATCCGCCACCTCTGCCAACGTTGGCGCTCCTTATCGATATGGTTTAAGCGCAAAGTCAGACGAACAGAGGAATAGCATTCCTGACAAGTTGTGCGACGACCATCATGAGAGTCCTTTCTGCGCGGGAAGGCTTCAATCAAAAGCAAGCGATTGCAAGCGCAGCATTTCTTGTTGGTCACGCTCAAATCCTCTCAAGGTATAAGGTTGCCCTGGAATTGACGGCCGCTGGCGCAGTCACCCGCAAAGCGAAGCCCTCCGCGAGCTCCGAGTCCGGCTCCTGTCCGAGCGGATATTGAAAGGCGATGAAGCCCTTGTCCGGCGCGAGCAGGAATTCCTTTAACACCGTCAGCGTCGTCGGCTCCGTGGTCCACGTCTTTCCAGCCGTGAATCGTGTAGGCAGTCTCATTCGTCGTCTGATCGCCAGCCTCACCGGGGTCAGCGGTATGCAAGCCGATCCAGAACACGCCAGCCGCAGCGGAGTTTTGCAGACCGGCAGCATCGCCGACGTTGGCGGCGTCTACGTTGGTTACGATAAGACCGAGCAAACTCGTCTCGAAGGCGTTACTGGCACTCATGGTCTATTCCTCAATTTAACGTTCCCGCTGGAACTCGTTTCTTACCGATAGCTTTCCCATCCTTACCCCGAACAAGCACTTCCTCAGAGGTTGCTGCCTGAGCCATCATCCGCGCAGCTTCTGCAATCGACAGCGCAGCTTGAGTCATCACGTCAGTTGCCTGCGTGATCTTGTCGGCTGATTCCTTCATCAGTTGAACCTGAATAACTGATTCCTTGCTCATATCGGACTCATCCTCTTTGGCCTTCAGTTCACGATCTTTCTGGCTCAAAACCATTGCAGCCTTGTCCAGATCGGTCTGCCGGCTGATCGCCGCTTTATCAAGATCGGTCTGTCTCTGAATACCCGCTTTGTCCATTTCCTTCTTGTACTCAAGCTGCGGGTTGTCTCCCGGCTTCATGGCTGCCATTCTGTGAGTTTCAGCCTCGAAAGCCTTTACCTTGAGTTCGCCAACCTTGATTGGGTCGGGTTGTGGCGGTTGCGGAGGCGGAATCTTCTCCGCATCGGGCCAGAAAGCTTCGACATCCTTAAACCCAGCAGCTTGGGTAAACTTGGATGCCGTATGTCTCACCGTCTTGGGGTTGGCTAACCCTAGGGGTATCAGGTTCATCTGCATCCCCATGATTCTCTCCAGCATCATCATTCGCTGTTCAGCATTACCAGTTCCCAAACCTACCGAAATCGTCATATCGGTGCGGGTTTTCCACTCACGCGGATTAACCGCTACCCATTTATTCCTCAACCTCACCACATCCTGCTGCGTCGAGTGCTTCAAGGTCAAAGCATGAATCATCCGAAACAGACTCTTGACTCCCGTCTCAGCGAACACCCGAGCTATTAACTCCACAATCGCCTGTTGAGCAGTCTGGAGTTGGGCAATCGCTATCCCGGACGGCATCTTGGCTAAAGCATCGGGACTCAATTGCTGCGCGTTCTTGCTAGAACCAGTCCTTTCCTGCCGAACCATGTCGAAGTACTGAATCCCCTGTAGAACCGCTCCAAAGTCTCCCGAGTTCGTCAGTTGCATGATCGCGTCATGGGGATTCCCATCAACCCGCTTAATACCTTGCGGTCGGGACGTCATCATGTCGTCCAGATTTACCTTATTCTTATCGACTGCTTTTTCCCCGTTGATGGCAAAATACAAGTTGTCCAAGAATCCCCGCTGAAGCGTGGACTTGATCAACTGAATGTCCATCGAATCATCAGCCGTAGAAATCCCCATGTGCCTATGCGGCATCATCCGGGGTGTTACACAAGCTATCGGGATGAAATCAGCCTCTTCGTTGAGCAACACCGTGTGACCTACAACCATGCAGTGACGGAGCTCGGCCATTCCATCACCGTCCTCGTCAAACCTTAACCAGCATTCACGAGCTTTAACCCGTTTCATCGACGGATCGTTGGTCTCTCCGTCATCCTGACTATCCTCGTTGAACCTGTTCCTGGCCTGTTCTTCCAAGTCCGACATGGAGGAGCCTTCGTTATCCCCAATATCGTCCGGGATTTCGAAGCCTTCACGCCTCAGGTCAGAGATCGTCTTGTATTCCCAATGCTCTACGAAATCAGCGTGCTCAAGATCAACCTCGTCGTGCAGAACGGAGACGAGAGTCCGTTCAGGGGCAATCGGCAGATACTTTGCACAGCCGTATTTCTTGTTCTTCTGCACCGTGACGTTGTGAAGCGTTACCGGGACTTCAATGATCATCGGCCCCATCGGGCCCTGAACCTGCTGCTTGTACATGACCTGGAATGCTTCGTCCTCGATCACGTCAACCTCAGGGTCTAACGAGATCATCTTCAACTGATCATCAGTCAGCCCCTTGTAATGCTCCTTTTCAACAGATTCCCGTTCGTCCCAGAACGTTTTTACATACCCGTTCTTCTGCAGAAGTGCGTCGGTAAACCACACGTAAGCAGTGTTAAACCAGTTGTTTTTCTCCGTGATGATGTGGTTAACGTAATCCGTCTCCTGTTGAGCTTGTTCTATGTCTTCCGGGCCTTTGGGGGCGAATGAAACTACATCATCCCCCGAGGTGAAGATTCTCAACAGCCCCGGTTTGATCCATTCGATTGAATCCGACACGTCCCGCGACACGACTTGAGATCGTCCGTCCCGCTCGTTCTGGAACGGTCTGCCAAGGTAGTAATCCATCGCTTTAGCACGGGAGTCCTGAAGCTCACCGCCCTGAGTGGCTTTGGATTCGTAGTTCTCAATCGCATTGATGATTGAATTTTCCATCACGCCCACTCATGCCGGCAGCAGTAGCACCAATACCGATTTCTGACGGGGTAGAAAATAGCGGCCTCAGTTCCGCACTTGGGGCAGGGATTCATACAATCCCCCGGTCGTCGTACTTGAGCGGCTTGTCCTTGTCCTCGTTCCGCATCTGGTCAACGCACATGCAGAGGTATCGAAGAGCATCAGCGGAATGGGAATGGTCATCGTGTAACGGACTCTGCGGCTCGTTCGTCGTCACCGGAATCGACCTCCGGTAACGCTTCAGGTGGTCGATCAAAGGCTTGGCCTTTACATCATCGAAGTAAATCCGCCCGAACGTCTGGCGTACACGCTTGATGCCAATCTCTATGTCTTCTCTGATCAAGGGTTCGGCCACGTCCAAGCCCAGGGCTTGCAGAGTCTTGATTGGGGTAGGAGCGAGTAACGGAGACTCGTGCCCTGCGTCGTGGGGGAGATAGGCTCTCCCGAGGTTGTATTTCCTGTTCTTGATCTGGTCCACGTACCAGTCATATTTCTTCAGGTGATCCTCGATGAAGTCGATCACCATCACCTGGTTCAACAAACGCTGAACGAACAGGATCACCATCTTGTCGTTGAAGCCCAGATCCCACACCGTATGAACCTTCAGCATCGGGTCGTAGGGAACCGGCCTTATCCGTTTATGCTCGATGGCTTCCCTGATCTCGGAAGCGTAGATAGCGCCGTCTACCGAGGTGCGGCACTTGCCCTCGTATATGTTCTCGTAGTCCTCCATATTTCCGGAGGCTTTACAACGGTCGAATAACGTCTGACGTTCTTCCTTGAGCCTTTGCGGAAAGAATGGGTTATCTCTCCAACTCGCGGACATCAAAGCTGTATCGGGAGGGGTGTGTTCAATGAACCGGACATACGTCTCATCGCTGTCCAGTTGCGGATTGAAGTTGATCCAGATTTCCGAGTGATCCCTGCGAATGGTTGGGATCAGGACTTCCCAGGACTTCTTGCTGATGGATTCCGCTTCCTCAACCCAGGCTATGTCGCAGCCCTCGAAGGACTTCAACTTGGTTACATCAAGCTGGCGCAGGCCGGCGAATAGGAACTTGGTCCCGTTCAGCCCCTCGATCTCTGTTTCCTTGATGTGGTAGAAAGCATCAAGCTTCAGAAGCTTGATCTGATCGCACAGCAACTGGTGAACGCTGTCGCCGATCGTGCGCTGAATCTCCCGCGTGCAGAGAATACGCTTTACGTTCGCGTATCCCTGAACCAGCAAAGCCCTTGCAATGTTCCACGAACCACCTTTACCCCGACCGCCATACACCACCTTGTAGCGATGTGGCTCGTAAAGCGCCTGGAACTTTTCGGGGAGTTCTAATTCAAGCGTTCCACCGTCAGGCATTGGGCTTGACGATATTCACGTTGATTGAGTTTGGAAGGGGTTGCCCATCGGGGCCGGAGTGTTCCAGAGCCTGCGGTGGCTTGCCGTCAAGCCGATCTCCCAATGTTTCGAATCCAGAAACGCTGCCGCGAGCATGCGCCGGCTTATCCGCCATCACTTCAACAGTGTCCAGATACTTCTCTGCCAATCGATCAAGCTCTTCGATACCGGCTGCCTTACTTCTGCGCTCAAGCGCACGATCAATGGCTTGCTGCCAGCGCTTAGCTTTTACTGCGTTCTGATTACCAAGGGGCGCACCCGCCATTGACTCAATCACAATGCTTTGAAATGAAAAAGTCCGCTCTCGGCGGGCTGGATACGCCAAACGAAGCTACGAAAGCCCGCTTGGTTCGTAATACTATGCTGCGTGTTCTGTCTGTGTGGCTATATTTCGGCAGTGTTCAGAAAGTTTCACGACTGCCCTACCATCTTCAAAGTTGGGTTTGTGGCCGTTTAGCCATGAGCGGAGGGTTTCACGAGGGACGTTGAGCACCCAGGCTCCACCTGACATGCCAAAGCTGTCAACGATCAGCCTTACAGCAGCGGGAATGTCTATCGGGGGATCGCGCTCGAGTACGAAGCGGCGGACGATCAAGCCTGTTTCTCCATCCATTTTGTGACCATCCCGGCTATTCGGTCGCCCTCCAGCATCGCCTTGTGCATGTGCTCGGGCTCTAAGGCCCAATGCTTTCGCATGCCCTTGTAATGAAGGATTGCGCGGTCTGTCATGTCCTCATCCGGTTCAACCGGGGTATAGTTGTAAACCGAACAGGGAAACTCCTGAATCTTTACTGACGTGCGCATTGCAGCCCGTTTAACAGCTTCTTGAGCGTCCATCCATCCATCCCTGCCCGGAATGGCTAGATATTGCTCTAGAACCTCCTGAAAGAACGTATGTGAGCCGTTACTGAGGATGACCCCGTTGTTGTAGGGCAAGCGTTCGGCAAGCCCTGCGGCTAGGGTCCGGTCGGTCGAGTCTCGACGGGTGAGACCCACCTTCCACTGCCCGGTATAGAGGTCGGCAATGTTTCTGAGGAAAACACAGTCATAGTCCACCACGATAAACCGGGGGAGACTCTGGCTCGCGGCTACCAGGTGCTTGAAGAAGAACTCCTGAAAGTCCTCGCCCCGTTCGATCCTGACTACCTCACACCCTTTGAAGCCCTCCGTATCCTCGTCGGTGAACTGGTAGATATGACTCGACGGCATGACGTTTCGCATTGAGGCTATCAGCCTGTCGGCTATTGCTCTCGGAAGCAGGCCGGCGAAGGGGAAACAGACGGGGATTTTCATGCCTTCCCCCTGTACTTGAACTGCACCGGCAATTTGATTGCCTGAACCTTCGCCCGCTTCACCAGCAATTGCATGTAGGAATTCTCCGGTATCCCCTGGAACCTGCGTTTGAAGTCCACTGGGAACGTAAAGTAGCTACCCCCTACCAGCCCGAAACAGTCGATAACTTCAAAACCGTTGTCCTCGTAGAAATCCTTGACGAGCGTCGGGCTGACTGAGTAGAAACCGTGGTTGTAAGCGTTCAGCGGAAAGACTTGAACGATATGCCCGCCCTCTTTCACCATCTGGGCGAGGTTGATGATAGCTTGCCCAATCATGAAACAGTGCTCACAGGTTCCGGAGTCGATCACCAAGTCATACTGCTCCTCGTACTCGTTCGTCGGGTAGTTCAAATCAAGGATGATTTCACTCCCCCTGATCTTCGCAATGTCGAAAACATCAAGCGTGTATCCTAAAGCTTTGAAGAACGCGACTGACTCGAAGATCCCCGGCAGTTGAACACCGTGCCACGCCATGATCTTTTCAGAATCCTCCCGTTGCGGAACGTCCTCCAGAAGTTCCCCGATGGCGTCAAAGGCTTGAGTGCCGTTGATGAGTAAGTCAGGATACCCAGCGGCTGCTGCTCTACCCTTACCGCCAGCTTTCAGGATCAGCTTGAGACTGGCGGGAGTTATTGCCATATCACGTCCCTGAGTTTCTGCCAGTCAACTATCGCATCCATGTCGATGGGAAGTGAGCCGGTCTGCTTCGTCGGAGTTGCGTCATACCGTAGAAACTTCTGCCCCAGCATGTGCGCCCAGCAACGTGAGGCGAAAGTCGCTACACAGTTCGGCACGTTGATTTCCACAATCTTGCAATCCTTCGGCGCGAACATGGTGATAGGAGACCCGCCCCCACAATGAATCACGATGAGCTTGCAGGAGGACACGATGAGTAGTTGCTCGTCAACTGATAAATCCTCCATAAACACTCTACGGATACCCTGCTTTTCCAGATAGCTTGCAACCTCCTCCTCGTTCTCCAGATTTCTCCACTTCGCTTTTGCGCGGGAGATATAAATACTGCCCCGCTTCAGGGTTGGAACCTGGAGCCCTCTTAAAATCAGCAAGCGCATCAGGTCAAGGGATTGGGGGAACACGTACGGCAGATGGTCATCGTAATGTCCTCGATAGGTAACGACCGAGGGAACCCACAGCTTTTCTACCTTGACCCCGTCCCGACCGTAGGCAAATTTCTTAAATCCCAGACGCTGCAACCACCCAATATACCGCTTGGGCATTCCCTCCTTGATGAGCAGCGTTTTATTCAGAAGCTCCGGAGCCCAGAAAAGCAGCGTCGAACGCATGACATAGGTGAACAGCCAGTGTCCAAAATTCTCCCGGCCCCAGATCAACACGTATTCCCCTTTCAATTCTCCCCCGTCCGGAATTTGGTAGTTCCTCAACTGGCCTTCGATATTTGATGCGTAATTTCCAGAGGTAACGCCGTGAACTATGATGCCCTTGTCTGTAACGAGATACCCGGTATCAATTACTTTCACGTTTTCTTCAAAGCCGATGAACGCATGAGCCAAGCCGTAGCGGTAAGGTTTGAAACCGGGATTCTCCAGAAACATCATATTTTCCGGCTTGGCGATTTCAATCCTCGGCGCAAGCTCTACCCGAGGCCAACTCAGCGCCTCGGACTGATGATCGCACCCATGCGGGTGCTGGCGCATCCAGAGCTCAGCGCGAGTGAATGTGTTCATGGGTTTTCTTCAATCCGTCCGCTAGTAAAGTTTTCGGAGCCCAGCGGAAAGTTCTCAAAGCTTTGGAGAAATCCAGCACGTTCGCCGGCACGTCAACCCTTCGCCCGTGGCTCGCGTTAATGCGGATCGGCTTCCGTGTCAGGCTTTCTATCAGCTCGATCAACTCCAGTATCGTTGTCCCTACGCCCGTCCCGATGTTGAACACGCCATCCTGGTTCCGGGCTTCAATCAAAGCATCTACCACGTCATCCACGTAGACGTAATCCCGCATTACCGTTCCATCGCCCCATAAATCAAAAGCCTCTCCCGTCATCGCACAGTGAAACAACCGGGGGATAACCCCGTTCACCTGGCCCGGCCCGTAAGCATTGGCAATTCTCAGGATGCAGTAGTCGAGCCCGAACTGAACTTGATAGGCATGGAGATACTTTTCAATCGCAAGCTTCGTGGCCCCGTAAAAGCCGATCGGGTCGGTAGGGTCGGACTCGTTCACTGCAAAACCTCCGGTGTTTCCGTACACCGTCCCGCCGGATGAAGTGAATATGACTTTTTGTACTTTGTGATCTACGCAGGAATTGAGAAGGCTTAAGGTGCTTTCGATATTGGCGCGAAGGCCATAGATCGCGTCATTCGAGTAGGACAGCGTTGCGTTGATCAGGTGATACACCACGTCACAACCCGACGCCGCTCTATCCACGGCCTTGGCATCGGAGAAGTCGGCCGCCGACCGATAGAACATGCGCGGTGTACCAAGCCTCCGCGTGAGATGCGAGCCGATGAAACCCGTGCCTCCAAGGACTAGCGTTGTCATACCGGAATGTTAATCGTCTCTTTCAGCTTCTCGAACAGTTCA